GTCTGCGATTGCAAATGGACGAGCAACGGCTTATAAAAATAAAATTGAAAAAAATGGTACAACGAAAATGGAATAATATGTTATTATAATAATGTGTTAACCATACATACTTGGTTATCCACCTTTCTTTAATTAATGTAGTGGAACTCAAGCGAGACAAAAACTCACCGTCATAGCCGGAAACTCCCCCAAATGAGGTAAAGCAAATGAAAAACATTGTTACGTGCTTTACCAAAGAAGAAAAAGAGCATATAAAAGAATTGTGTGATTTCACACCGACAGAAGAAACGCTCTTTGATTTACGGAAGAAAGAAAAGTCTTTGGAAGAATGTGCAGAAATTATGCATGTTTCGACTAAGACAGCCGGACGTATTAACGTAAAAATGCAACATAAAATTCTTAAGGTAACTGGACAACATTTCACATAACTTTCTCCTCATTAAAGACATCCGTTAAGGGTGTCTTTTTTGTGTCCTTTTAATGAGGTTTTGCTGGGGTGGTTCAATTGTGTTGTTAATAATAAAATGAAGATAGAAAGAGAGGTTTATTATGTACGAGTATCAGAGATATAACCAGTATTCTTATCCTCAATATCAACAGCCACAGCAGATTCAACAGCAATTCCCACAACAGATCATTCCGCAACAAGCTGGACTTTGTGGAAGAATGGTTAATTCTGTTGAGGAAGTCACAGCGAATGACGTTCCTATGAATGCACCATTTGCCATTTTCCCGAAAGCAGATGGATCAGAAGTTTATATAAAATCGTGGAGTGCTAATGGGCTTATTCAGACAGTGACATATAAACCGCAGTTAGACGGAAAGCAGAACGAATTACCGAAAGAAGACACGGCAACATTGTTTGCCCCGATAATGGAGCGATTAGACCAGATAGAAGCTAAAATAACTCAGTCCCAAAGGACTACCAGAGCAAAGAAAGAGAGCGATTCTGAATGAATTTAATGCAGATGATCCAGTGCGGTGGAAACCCTAAGATGATATTAAGTCAAATGATGAGCAACTCTCAATTTTCAAATAATCCGATCATGAAAAATACATTCGACATGATGAACCGTGGAGACAGTAAAGGGCTGGAACAGCTTGCCAGAAATTTGTGCAAAGAAAAAGGTCTAAACCCGGAAGAAATCATGATCCAGTTTAAACATTGATACTATTCTTGCAAGATTATGTATAAATAAATTTTATTAGGAGGAACACATATGTTTAATTCATCTCCAAGTTTAGCGGACATTGCCGCCGTTACTGGTGGAAACCGTAATGATGGTGCATGGGGCGATGGTGGTTGGTGGGTTCTCATTATCCTTTTTGCCTTATTCGGTGGATGGGGCGGTTATGGATTCGGTGGTAATGGTGGTGGCGGTTATACCGCAACTGCGGCTACACAGGCTGATATCCAGAGAGGATTTGACAATTCAGCAGTCATAAGTAAGCTTGATGGCATTACAAATGGTCTTTGTGATGGCTTTTATGCAGTAAACAACGGAATGCTGACAGGATTTAACACCATTCAGCAGGCAATTAATGCGGACACAGTAGCAGGAATGCAGAATGCAAATGCTATTCAGTCTCAGCTTGCAAATTGTTGCTGCGAAACTCGTGAAGCTATCCAGGGTGTAAACTTCAACATGGCGCAGAACACTTGCGCATTACAGAACACCATGAACAACAACACGAGAGATATTATTGACAGCCAGAATGCCGGAACAAGAGCGATACTTGACTACTTATGCCAGGATAAGATCGCAACGTTGCAGGCAGAAAATAATGATT